TAGATGTAAATAACTTAGATTTTGCTACTCATAAAATTGAAGACTTTTTTAAATATGATTATATTGGCGGATATGCTCCTCAAAAATGGTGGTGGAAAGAAACGCAAGGACTTCATGATTATAAAGACTATCAGTGTTTTAATGGAGGATTTTCTTTAAGAAATAGAAAAGCATGTTTAGATGTAATTGATAATTTTCCATCTAATGATACAAAATCTTTTACACCTTTGAAACTTTCAGATAAACACTTTTAATATCTATTATAATATTAAATGGTATATCATTCATTAGATTATGTTTTCAGGTAAATAATTAAGTATTTCTTTATGAAGTTTTAATCTATACTTTTTTCTAAATTCTTTTATAAAATAATTTTTTTTAAGAAATGGGAATCCATTATGTAAGGCTTTTATATATACATTCGAATGATGATAAAATAAGTTTTTTTTTATATTAAAATTATATAACCCAATACATCTCTTATTTCTAATTAAATAATTTGATAAACCAACTTCCAATTTAATAACGAATTCTGTCTTATTTTCAGAATAGACTATTTTTTCTATTTGCATTAAAATCCAATTCATTGTACTTTTATCACAACACCAAAACCAACTTTGATAATGTTTCTTTATTTCATTTGACACCAAAAGACCAATGAATTCATACCCTTCATTCATAAATGATAACAGATTAAACATAGTTTTATTAAATCTACTAGAGCTAATTGGTATGACACTATCGTTCATCATTAATATATATTCTTTATATAGCTTTTCTTCTTTAAATTTTTTAATAGTATGAAGATGTTTTCTAAAATCGTAACCTTCATTTTTTATTTGACCATACACTTTAAGATTTATGATGTCTTTTTGCAATAATAAGAATATATCTTTTATTTTATTTTCATCTATAACATCACTATTTATAGAATATGTTATACCAATGATTTTACATTTTTTAGATATTATTAATAAACTGTTTTCTATTAATTTTAAGTCTTGATAAGAATTAATATGAATAGCATAAGATACAAGTAAATTTTTTTCAAGAAATAGTTTCATATAATATATAAAAATAAATTATAATATGACTTTAAATTTCTAAAGAATTAAATATAAATTCAAAAATGTTCATCTGAAAGTTTCAAAGATGTAAAAAAGGAATTGATTTTAAATTACACCCAGAAGATTTATATTTTGTTGTTGGTATGTTTAAATTAAAATATAATGTTGCAAAAGATAATTTTGCTACGAATTTTTGTAGCCATACTTGTTTTACAGATAATTCATTTTGTATTCACAAACTTAATTACTATGTTAAATTTCAAGAACTAATTAAATGTATTAATTATTGTAATGATTTTAAAAATTTTACTAAATTAAATTTATTATAATATAAATGAAAAAAAATTATAATTAAAATAACATTTTTATTATATTATAACATATAATGAAAAAAATATAGATATAATAATTGGTGTAATTGCTTCAAGAGGCAGTCTATATGATAATTTAGTTAAAGAATATTGGTAACATATTATAAATTTTTCTAATAAAAATTATCTAACCTATTCTTTAATTCATTAAACCATCTTATAACAATTTCTGTATTTTTTTAAAAATAAAAAAAAACCAACTCCTATAAAATTTCTTTTTTAAGAATATATTTTATTAATGAAAAATCATTGATATTTGTGCTTCAATAAATTTGTAGTTTTTTAAATTCTTTTATATTTTTATTAATATTATTATGAGATGCACAGTAATACATTGCATCAATATTAATAAAATTATAATTATTGTATTGATTAACAGCATAATTTATAAAGTTAGATCCTATAAATCCACAACCTCCTGTGATAAAAATATTCATTATATAATATGAAAACTAAAAAACATTAGGATTTATTCTTCTTTTAAGATATGTTAATTCAAAAGAAACAAATAAAGATTGTAAAAAAATTACGAATATATTCGTAATAATATTTATCATGGTATTAAAGTTAAATAAAGAAGTTATACTATTAATGATTATATTATAATAAGAAATAATGATAAATATTATTTTGTAATGAGAATTAGAATTGTTAAAATGGAAATAGATTGTTTAATTAAAAATCTATTATATAACTATAAAATGAAAATTTTTATTTCATATGTCTATTATAAATCTCCATCAAGTGATTATAATTTACGATATTTTATAGAAAATGAAATCAAATACAGAACTAATGTTTTTTATTCTATTGTTATAAACGGAAAGAAAGTTTCATGCGATATTCCAAAACTATCTAATGTAAATGTTATCTATAGAGATAATATTGGTTATGATTTTGGAGGACACCAAGCTTCATTACAAGCAATAAATAAAGACATGTTTGATTATTTTTTTTTTATGAATAGCGGAGTAATAGGTCCTATATTAAAAAATAAAAATAAAGAATGGTATTCGCAATTTACAAACAAAATTACAAAAAAAGTTAAATTAGTGGGAACAACTATTGTATGTTTACCACATAAGGATAGAGGGGGCTTTGGACCTAAAGTTGAAGGTTTCTTTTTTCTTTTAGATAGAGTGGGTTTGAAATTAGTTTTAGAAAATGGTACAATATTTTATAACCATAAAACCAAAGTAGATACCATTTTAAACGGAGAATATTCTTTATCGAAATGTATTATAAATCATGGTTATACAATAGATTGTATGTTGGGAAAATATCAAAATATAGATTGGTATGATCGTAAAAATTATTATATGAATGGTAATAAACATCCATCTAGAAAAAATTCATATTTTGGAAAAAGTATTGATCCATTTGAAGTAATTTTCCACAAATGGTTTTGGCATGGTAAGCCATATGTATCTTTAGATGTTATCGAAAAATATACAAAAATTAAGTTTTCGTTAAAATAATTATAAAATTATATTACTGTTTACAATAACCTAATTACATAATTTTTTATTAGAACATCATTTAATTGTTTTATCGGGTTTAAATATATCAGTATAAAATTTGATAAGTTCTGAATCAATTCTATTTTTTTTGATAAACATAGTTTCTAACGGATTTATAGTTGTTCCTAAGTATTTATTATTGTACCAGATGTCTCCAGTTTTATGTTTTTTTATATCACATAAATACAATGCAGCAATATCAAAACCATTTTTAATAATTTGTTGAGACATACCTATTTCAAATCTGATAATAAAGTTTTTTCTATTATATTTATATATATTTTCATATTCATTTGGAGTTAAATTAAATATATTTTTGTTTAAGATTTCCAATCCAACTTTATCCGTACAAAACATCATTGATTGAACATGATGTAAAGATGTACCTTTGTTGCCCCATGGAAAATGATTTATAGTTAACCCAGATAATTTTACTTTTTTAGAAATTAAATTACAAAACATTTGATACCAACTTATATTTTTTGGAATATATCTTGGTAAAAATGGACCACGAACCGTATCATTCATAAAAATGTAATAGTCAAACGTTTTCTTAATAGATTTTAAACCATCTTTCCAACTTCCAAAATCATGACCAATATTATCTCGACAAATAATTTTTATATTTTTTTGATTTGGAATTTTGACAGAATAATTATTGTTGTTAATTAAAAACACATAAAATATATCAGAATTTAAATTTATACCATTTTTAACAAAGAATTCAAGATTTTCTTGTGAATTCTTTGTTTCAAAATATGAATAAAAAACACAAAACTTTGACATATATATTATATTTTTATTATTATAATATTTTTTTTATATCTTCTAAACTACAATAACACCATGTACTTGAATTATCACTAGTTTGTCTTGATTTCCATTCCTTAATAACTTGCTTATTATTCATATGATAAACGGGAACATTTGTCGAATAATCATATTTAATAGGTTTAGTTAAACCTTTAAATGTATCAAACAAATAAATATTATATTATATATTATATATAATATATAAATGAGTTTAATTGAATTTGACAACAAGCATACTGATAAAAATACAGTTCATAGTTATTTAAATTTATATGAAAAATTATTAAAACCTATAAAAAAATGTAAAAATGTATTAGAAATCGGAATTGGCGATTTTAAATTAAAAAATGGTGGAAGTTTATTATTATGGAGAAAATATTTTACAGAAGCTATTATACATGGTGTTGATATTTTACCATTAAATCGAGTTCTTGATTCTGTAATAAATGATAAAAAAATTAAATTATATTGTTCTAAAAATGCTTATGATAAAACTTTTATTGAAAAATATTTAAAAAATAAAAAATTTGATTTTTTATTAGACGATGGTCCTCATACATTATCTAGTCAAGAAAAATTTATAGAATTATATTCACCATTAATTAGTGAAAATGGGATATTAATTATAGAAGACGTTCAAGATATAAAATGGTTAGAAAAATTAAAAAATAAAACACCAGAAAATCTTAAAAAATATATTAAAACATATGATTTAAGAAAAAATAAAAATAGATATGATGATATTGTTTTTACAATTGATAAGGTAAATACATAATTTTATTAGTATTATTTTGCATCTATTGATTCTATTCCGTTTGCTCGAACTCTATTAAACTTAATATTTATAAAATTAATTTTAATATTTTGAAAAGTTTTTTCCAAATTATATCTAATATATGTTTCAGAATGTAATTTAAATTTTTTACTATATTCTAATGCATTGTCTAATATATTTGAATAACATTCAGCAATTTTATATTTACATATTGCAAAACGATCATTAAAGTTATAATAACGCGGATAAGAATGAAAAAATGGAATATTTATTTCATTATCTTTTATAGATAACCACTCCTTTTTTATATTATTTAAAAATCTAACATCTGGTCTTAAAAACATAAAAATATCGAACTTTTGATTTGAATTTTTTATTAATTTCCACAATTCTTTTTTTGAATACATTGCTAATATAAAATTATCTAATGATTGAAAATTTGTATACCATGGATCACCACGAGTATAATATTCTTTGAAATTTATATTTTTTTTTACAACTTCTAAATTATCTATTTTAAGATAATCTGGTTTTAATAATTTGTATTCATAATTATCTAATTTAATATTTTTTTCTCTAGCTCTTTTATTATTATAAATCTCGTTCGTTTCATAAGTATGTAAAAATATTTTATATTCTATATTATGTTTTTCTAAATTATTAATTACCTTTTCTTTAATACTATTTATAGTATATTTTAAACTTCTTGTTAACCCCCAAAAACATAAAGCTATTTTCATTTATATATATATATATATATATATATAAATGATTATTAAAATAAATAGTTGGTTTGGACGCTTAGGAAATAATATTATTCAATTATTAAACGTTATACAAATAGCTAGATATTATAATTATAAAATATTTATACCTAAGCATCCATATTTTAATACTAAAAATAATTTATTTTTCATAAATAAATTAAACAAAAAAATAATAACAGATAGATATAATTTTTTTTATGATAAAAAAATTCAAAATATTGATAAAAAAACTTTTAATAATGAAAATTTAAAAAAAAGTATTGAAATTGTAAAAAATATTTTTACTATTAAAAATATTCCAAAATTAGACGAAAAAGATATAATTATTCATATTAGAAGTGGGGATATATTCTGTGTACCACCCAAGCATCAAGGTTATATTATGCCACCTTTATCATTTTATAAAAAAATATTAGATAATAATAATTTTAATAATATTATTATAATTGCAGAAAATAAATTTAATCCAATTATAGATAAGATATTACAATTATATCCCAATATAAAATTTAAAATACAAAGTTTAAAAGAAGATATAACTCTATTACTAGGTTCTTCTAACGTAGTAGAATCTTTTGGCACATTCACTGCTTCATTATTATTATTATCTGATAATATTAAAAATATTTATAAACCAAATTACCAAGTTTGTTTAATAAAAAATATAAAAAAAGTAAATATAATAGAAACTGATCTAGACAGCTATCATAAAAAATTATTACCTTGGAAAAATACAAAAAAACAAAGAGAAATTATGTTAAATTCATAATATA